TTCACAATGTCCGAAAAGACATCGTTATAGGATTCCAGAATTTTTTCAGATGTATCCTTTTGCGCCATGCCATCACCTTCTTTTCTCTTGTTATTATAGTAGCATACAGATGTGAAATTTACAAGCATTTGCCTTATGCTACGTTCAATCTGGTGGCTTTGTAGCAATCAGCGCACATTCCCTCATGGGTAGCGGCAAACTCTGCCGCCTGCATGATGGAGCCATCTTTTAGCTTGACCCTCTTGATGGGCTGATTGCACCGGGCGCAGATGCAGGGCACAGGCGGCTGTTCCTGCTTCGGGGCAGCGGATCTCGGTTTCGGCTGCTTTTGCGGCTCTGATTCCGGCTGCGGTGCAGCATCTTCCGGCAAATCCTCTCCGGCATAAACGTACAGGCCCAGACCAAACATAGCAAGGTTCTTTACCAAGCACCGCATGATAGCTTTATTCACATCGAACATGGATGCTGCTTCTACGGTGCGTTCTTCCATGCCGACTTTCTCACGGCGGCGGGTCTGCGGATTGTAGTCCCATTTCGGGGTGGTGTAGGTATAAGGCACGGCTTTCATGGCTTTGTTTGCGCCATCCAGTACCGGCAGCCACATTTCGTGCGAAACGCCCTCAATCGTGACCGAGGTGTATACCATGAAGCCGGTTATGGGGTCATAAACATAGGGCAGGCCGTTGAATTTCTTGACTTCATAGCTGGCAGAGGGATACAGCTTTTTCACCTCAGCCCAAGCATACGCCCAACTTACATATTTTAATTCCGTAGTGCCAGACTTCTTGACTTCCAGATGATCTTTGAAGTCGATAGCAAATAATTTTACGAATGGATTTTCCGTAGCCATAATCAAACCTCCAAGAAAAAAGGTGGCAGAGAAGTCACTCCCTGCCGCCATATACAAAGTTTTATGCCGCATGAACGATGGTAAACCTGCGGCTGCTTACATTTTTGCTGTACTGGTTGAAAATATCCGGCTGCTCTTTCCGCAGACGTTGGGAATCCACACGCTTGCTTTCGGAGGACACCCACGATACCTTATAGCCCGGTGCTGTGCCATAGGCAGCATCCTGCATTTTTAGCTTAACTTGCTGTTCGATAGCCGTTTTCTCCTGTTCCATCTGCTCGATTTGATCAGAAAGCTCCTGCCGCTTATCCAGAAGTCCATGCAGAGCACTCAGGTCAGCGGTCTTGTCCCGGTTGTCTACCTCATACATCTGGTTGATCTGCTGGGTGTCACAATCGCAACCGTTGGGTGCAGGGGGAATCTGGGGCACAACATGGTTCGTCCAGAAAAGTTCTTCCTTATCAATGAGATCAGAAAGCACCTGCTTATCTGTCACGATCTTGTGGATCACCAGCTCTCTGCCGAAAATCAGAGCTGCCACATACCAGCAGTCGAAACCGCTGACGGCTAAGTAGTGGTCAACCTGCGCCAGATAATGAGCCGGGATTTTTCCATCTGCCCACTTGTCCGCAGAGAAGGGCGAAACCGTTTTGCACTCCAATCCAGCTTTCTGCCCAACGATCAGGCGGTCAAAGTCTGCCAGAAGCAGCGGATGTTCCTCGCTCTGGTAGATGGCATTTGCACGGCGTACCTTCAGGCCAGTTGCTTCGGTAAATCGCTGCGCCACATACTCTTCCAGATCGCGGCCCTGCCGCATAGCTTCATTGTCGATGTTTTCAACGGTATCGCTAATTTTATCGTGATAAACCTGAAAAGCAGAACGATACGGGTTCAGACCAAGGATGGCTCCGGCATCGGTGCCAGTAATGCCGCATTTGCGGTAACGGAGCCAATCTTCTTTGGTCAAATTCAATGTAGATACAAGCCTTTTCATGCAATATTCAACCTCTCTTTCATGTGTTCTTCTACAATGGAGAAATCACATTCCACCAAGTCTCTAATAATAGTGGAAAACTCATCCACCAAGGTGCGGTCATCGTCCAGCCACAGGGTATACAGGAAATCCAGAATGTTCCGCTGTACCCGGAGATGGTTCCAGAAACGCTCGTCCATCTACTTTTCGGTATCCAGCGTAATCAAGGCACTGACAATGGTGCTTTTCATCGTGATCTCGTATGCCGTGGTGCAAGTCGGCTTCGGGAAATCGGCTTCAATGCTGTTCAGGAACTCAGAAAACTCCCGGACAGCCCGGTTGCTCACATCGTTCATACGTCCTCCGTTATGCTGCTGCCAGCACCATCTTGTAAGCCTTGTCGATCATGGGATTGCCCTTTGCGGTACGCAGAAACAGGTTTTCGTTGTAGTTCCGGGTCTTACGGATGGGGTCTGCATGGGTGGCAAAATCCGAAACAGCGTTTACGAACCGCCAGCCGTTCTTTCCGACCCACGCCAGATCGGGTGCATTATAGTAGCGAGCCTTCAAATCTTCCTGCAAGCGCAGATTATTCTTTCGCTGGCCATCGGTTAAGTCTTCCGTGATGGGGAAGAACTCGTTGATGAACTCTTGCACCTTGCGGTCAGACAGCTTGATGGTGGTCAGCTCATGGATGCCTTTGCCCAGTTCTGCCATATAGCCGTTGGCAAGCTGCAACGTTTCACGAGCGTCCTGTACACGCAGCAGAACATTTTCGGTATGGCGGGCAGTCCAAATACGCTTTGCGTTATTCAGTGCAAGGTTCAGCGTGTTCTGGCAAACCACACGAACCGGGGTCATAGCGACCTTGACACCAGAACTACCATCGTGACTGTTGAAGAACACAAGATATGGGGTCACTTCGTCTCCAGCGATGATGTACTTCTCCGGCAGCTTCGCCAGCATCCAGACCTTCTTGCCACCCTGCAAAGAACCGGCAGTTTCATAAGTAACGCCCTCACCCAACAGGTCATCGGTGAACTGGAATGCTTCTTCGTTCTGCACAATGCGGTAACGGTCAGATACGACACCGAGCACGGCATCATCCGTGCTGCGGACATTCGCCCGATAACCGGGAATCATAGCACCCGTGCCGGAATAGATATTACGGCTCTCTACCTGCCAATCCAGACCAGCCAGTTCCAAAGCTTCACGGCTTGCAGGGGCATCCATCACGATACGGCCAAGGCCATGCCACGGGGTCTCACGGACAGAGAACATGGTTTCAACATTTGCAGACATAATTTTCACCTCCAAAATTTTTGATTGTCTTATTTCTTTTCAATCTAATGAGCCGTCCAGACAATGATTTTCGCAGCACCTTTTCCGACTGCTTTCATCACCTCCACCAATACTTTTTCAAAGATTTCAGCCATTGATTTTTCCTCCGTTTTTCTGTAAAATCAAAGACCAGTAAGCTGACGTGGTTGCTTACTGGTCTTTCTATCCAAGGGTATAATATATCATTATATCTGCTTCAGATACGCCTAACTTGTACCAAGTGTGTCCACTGTGTCAGTGTTTTTGCGAATCAGTCTTATGTTTTCGTGTCTTTCAGGTGTTTTATGGGGGGAGATATAAGGATATACTAAAACTTGTTTTGAAAATCTCTGACACAACCGGCACAGCTGACACAGCCTCCTACTTCTGCATTTTCGACCAGATTCCCACAACCACCGTGAGATCCTGCCATTCATTTTTGCGGATTCCCTGATTTCGGGATGCCTTAAAAGCCTTTGCCTCCTCAAAGGAAATCGAAAAGCGTGCCATCTCTACAAAGCCATCCATCGTATATGCTGCGGCGTTTCTCGCCCGTACCTCTGACATCTGAAAGTCGAGTACCCAGCGAAATTCTTCATTTGTCAAAGGCGTGATTTGCGCCACACAGCTGTTGATAAGCTCCCGATCAACATCGTTCTTTGATGCCAGCTGCCATTCATCCAGCTTCTGCGAGATCAGATTCATGTCCAGCGCTCCACTGCGTTCATCCTCCTGTTCTACGCTCTCATACTGGGATTGCAGCTCTGCGATCTGGTTGTCTAAGCCTTTGCGACGTTCCATAAGTTCCTGTTTGGTGATGATGCCGTCTGCACACAGGTCAATATACTTGTCCAGCCGCTCTCTCTGCTTAGCGATGCTCTTTTCCAGCATTGCCTTTCTGGAAATACGAACCGTCTTTTCCTCTGCCATGCAGCGGCTCAGGATTTTGTAGACCTCTTTGACTGTCTTTCCCTTGTCAAAGGTAAGATGTTCAAACACCTTTGCTGCCATCAAATCCAGCTTCCACTCACTGCTGGCCTTGATTTGGCAGCTGATGCTCAAATCAAGGCCATGTTCCTGCAAGTAGCTGATGCTCGGCCTGCGTGTACGGCGGTATACATATTTCCGTTGTTTTTCTGATTTTGTGGCAAAAAAAATGGCGGTCAAACAATGACCGCCATTTTTCCTTGCAGATATTGTAATTTTATTGTTTCTTTAAATATTCGTGAAGTTCCTTTGCCTTCTTCAGAATGTCAGCAAGTTCAATATCTTCCGGCAGCGTTTCCTCAAGTACAATCTGCTTGTAATATTCCACAATATGTGCTGCTGAAAAATTCTCAAATGTCTGGACTTCTGGCAGCCACTTATAACCGTTCTTATCTACAAATAGCGGCTGTAAAGTATGGTGCTTGCTATCACCGGCATTGCCGAACGCAAAAACTTTT